CTCAATAAGCCTTACGGCTTACCTCCTACCTTGCGGTAGTTACCCACCTAGCCTGCTGTTTAAGGCTAGGCCGCGATGCCTGACCGGCCTCCCATATTACAAAGGGAGGTGGGTCTTCAGTGAAATACTGAAAAAGGCTCGCGAACCCTGATCCTCGGCGCTTCTTACTGCGAGCAGTAAGGGTAACGACAAGTGCCTCCTCTCTATGGAGAGTTCCGTTGATCCGACGAGCGAGATGCTCATTGGACGGATTAGCTCCAAAAGTAGAGTAGGTCAGGGGCCAGAGAGGCTCACGACCAAACGGTATCAATTTATTGATACGGTCTGGAACTGTCCTTCGCAAGTAGTCAGCGGTGCGCCAGAATCCCTTCTTAAAGAAGTTATTCGAAGCCTCGACGACGCTTGCAAGACTCTCCGGTTTTCTCGGATGGTAGAGCATACGGACGTACGCAGGGGTGACATCGTCACCATTGTAAGCGTCCATACCGCATGCCTCACGGAAAGCCCCTTGGGTAAAGGACTTACTCGTGTTAACCTTCAAGCCAACTTCCGTAAGGATGTTGACGAGAAGCCCATAGGCTCTGGTGGCGATAATGATATCGTCCCCAAAGACCTGTATCTCCTTGGCCCTTCGTGCGATAGCACGACGCGTCATATCCCAATCGTCGTCTGCACACATTAGTGCAAACTGCGAGATGCACGTATAAACGAGCGTCTGGATCGGGAATATAACTGCGGAACCCATAGTAGCAAACTTGCGCAACTGCACAAGTTTGCTCACTCCAGCGAGACGCAAGTCTGCCGGAATATAGCAACTACGGGTTCTGCTGGCATGCAGTGCGTCTAAGAGAGGACGGTGAGTTTGTAGAACAAACTCAACGAGACGGGTGCTCAATCGATCACTCGCTTCACTTAGATCTACCGTTGCATGCTCCCTAGTATAGGAAGCATGGCGTGCTTTCTCTTGACTCTTAGCTTGATTGCGAAAGTCAATTGAATCTGCGATTGCGGATCGAGAAATTACTTCCTCGAGCCACCGTTGCAGGCCGCCTTGAATCCACTGATGAGCAGTAGGTTCAGCTGCGATTAGACGAGGACTCTTCTGAGTCTTCGGCACTGATATCAGCTTCGAACTTGGCTCCCAGTCAGATGTTGGCGCGCTTTCCACAGTATGGGAAGCAAACCAGTCAAACGGGAAGACATTCTCGAGCTTGCGTGGCCAGTGAACGAAGTCATACTTAATGAACTTCGGATCACTGTCCGACACAACTCCGGGACCATGTTTCGGCCTTAATGACCAGACATCTAAGTCTCCAAAGGATGTTACGATAGCCCCACAAAGGGTTCGGAACTTATCCCAAGGTATACTAGGTCGAGACTCTTCTTCATCTAAGAAGGAGAGCTGAAGTTGCTGACGAGCAACTTCAAGATCTCCATATATGGGGTGACCGCTTCGCGGTCTCCATATAGGATGATCACTGTCCCAAGTATCAGGCCAAGAACGGACCATACGATTTTCAATAGACTCAAAAGAGTCAGTTGAGGCGTAGGTTCGGGCATCTTCACACTCCATCTTCAGTTTCTTCAACAGATAGTATATCTGCCGAAGAGCCAGGATAGAATATGGATCTGCATCATGCCGAATGATACCTTGATCGTCGAAAATGGAAACCCACAGTTCTGTAAAGAAGTGTGGATACACCGTTTTCCTCCACCGACCATGCCCGTAGGGGCGTGACTCGTGGATACTACCCTGCTCAAGGCAGGCTTCGAACCACTTCCCACATTCGGGAAGAGTGATCGTAGCGTAAGCTAGATCCTGGTGTCGCAGGCCTTTCTCATATTCCATGAGATAACGATAGGCGTAGAGACGATAAGTGGGGTGGTTAACTGCGATGTCATCAGACAACGCATGTACCAGCCGCAGCACTTGTAGAAGGTGGCTTTTCATTGTGAACCTTTCTAAAGGGGTTACAATCCATTGCTAACTTTTACCAGGATCAGTAGGTACTGATGCTGATTAAGAGACAAATGAGTAGCGCAAGCGCTATCCAAGCGTCTCTGTTAAGATTCCCACCCGATGAGACCGTCCTTCTGAGCGGTCTCAAGCGTCTGAAAACCAGCGACGATCTGGCCTAGCCAGGTCGCATCCGAACCGAATGATTGGCGATACACGGTAGATACCGTGTATTTCTTCTCAACGGTAGTAGGAGTCGCATACACGATGTGTTCAAAGAACATATTGTGGCGGTCGAAAGATACACCAGTCTTTGCTTCGTTTTCCGTATTGTTACGGAACTGGAGCGTCATGGACTGCGTAGCATCCTTTTTGATGTACGTAGATCCATAATTATCCTGGTTTACGCGCGTAAGCACGTAAGCCACGGCATTGATGGTGATGGTGAGAGTGTTAGCAAACATAGTGCTATCCTAGCTTTCTGTGTTGAGGGCTACCTTGCCCTCTGAATGTACAGAGAAGCTAAGGTGGACAGTTGTCCTGCCGAAAGAATCGGTAGGACTCCTTGGAGTTGCTGGCCTAGCGTGTAGGTTACTGCTCGCTGATGGCGGACCAACCGTGAAGAGCCTCCAGTTATCAAAAACTGGCGGTTTCCAGAGATGATGCGCTCAAAAGGAGCATGGCTTTCGGTGGTTACTGACTTAGTCATCACAGACACCTGAGACGGTGTCGCCACCAAGCGGTTTGAAGCCGCTATGATGTTAGAGACGTTGACGAAGTAATCGCCAAGCCATGACCAAGGTAAAGCCTTCCAAACCGCAAGCGGGATATTGTCGGCAGTTAAGCCGAGAATACGGCGTCTCAATTCGCCGTCCGAACGCGGATAAGGTGAATTGCCATTCGCCTTCCATCTGACTACACCCCATCGTTTATACATTCGATTGTAATTAACGATGTTGTTGCCAGATGAGAAGCTGGTACTCCAGAGAGTAATGGTACGTGTACCACTCTCGCTGTTAGTATCAAGAATGACCTTTCTCCTCATACCCCTCTTACCTGAATTGTACAATGTGTCCATTTCTTTACGGCGTTTCTCAACGCTGTCTTGAAAGGACGCAATGGATTTCAGGTCCTCGATGAAAGGCTTCATACCAAACTGGTATGCAAGGTTCGCCGAGGCAGCTTTCTTTGGTGATAATAAAGAAAGCGCAGGGCCTGCTCCTGCTCTGATAGCAGCAGCAAACTCTCCTCCTTGCCGGATCATATCCGGTATGTCCTTGAGTTCCCAAAGGAACACAGGGAGCTGGAAAGAGGGCCGAGAGGGATTGGAAGCGGCAGCCGTTCGAGTGAACATCTGATCATTCACAGTCGGTGAAGACATGAATGTGCCCGTGTTGCTGTAAAAGCTAGACGGACAGTCATGAGCTTCGAAGATCGAATTTCTCCCATTGAGGATAGATCCGACCGTCGTCACATGAACAGCGTCAAAGGGGTTGGCCTGAAATCGGTTTCCCGATATTGAAATATTCAGGTCATCCTTCCAGGCCACGGCAGAAGTGGGGGTGGGTGTGTTCCCAGGGGGAGCAGCCCACCAACCATTAATGACGTGACTTTGGCTCTTGATTGCCACGGTACCTACAACTCCAAAACGAGGGACATAATGTCGAGGGTTGCTTGCGCAATCCTCTGAGGGCTCCGACGGGAG